GCCGCCTGCGGACACGTAGCCAGCCAACTTGGAGAATGTGCCTGCCACGAAATCGGCAAGGGCCTTCACCCCGCCGCCTGCCAGCAGAACGTAGTCGTCGCTCTTACCACTGATTTTAAACTGCGCACCTGTAAAAACTGTACCGCTTACCGACCCAGCCGTGGATATGCTTCCGCGTACAGACAGGGTTCCGCCGACGCTCAGGTTAGTACCAGATACGTTAGAATACTTCCACGTCGTACCGTTATAGACAAGAGCCTGACCATTTGATGTGGCATTGGCCAGACCTGCCGTGTTGATGGCATCAAGCGGATGGTTAAGCGACACCGTACCGCCACCACCTGTACCGATTCCGAAAGCGCTGACCGCACCAGTAGCATACAGGTTCGCAGCAACGTGAGTACTACCATCCAACTTATACACCTCAAGATTGCCATTGCTATCCTGACCTATATATATATCGCCAATCTTTATCTTGCTGTTGAATGTCTTCAATCCCCTGATTGTCTGGTCTGTTTCGAGCGTGACGTAATTAGCAAGCATCGACTCGGTGGCGACGTTGCTGCCGTTTGCCTGTAGTGTAGTAGCGTTGATGCTATAGCCTTGTATGGTAACGTTACCGTTATTGTCAGCCGTCAAAGCGGAAAAGCGAACGGGCAAAACGTGTCTGATTCACACCTGTGCCCCATCCTGCGGCTTTCTGTGCGGTAGTAAGACTTTCGTAGTCAATCATATCGCCGCCATACCAAGCGGCAATACTCTTTAACTTGTCTGAAAGCGAAGTGTTCAGCACACCGTTAACACCAGACATCACGTCTGTCACCGTTGAACCGCTCACGTTGCGAAGAACAAGTGTATTAGAAAGAAGCAAACCGCCTTGTATTGACGTGTCGCCCTTCATCGCCGCCTTCAGATAGTCGAATTCGTGTGCGTAGGTGTCATCGGTGTATTCAATCTCTTCGAACGTCGGATAAACAGACGGGCTTACAGTACCTACACCAGTACATCTGTAAACCTTGTTTTTTTTATAGACAACAGTAGTGCTTGTGCCACCTTCAATGTCTTTCTGCTTGATGTCAGACTGAGGTATGAGCAGGTCTTTCTCCTGTAGTTTACGAGTTATCACTCCACCTTCTGTAACGTCCCACGCACCCCAAGAAGTATAGATAGCCAACTTGCCATCTATCTCATCGAATACCTCGTCAGGAACGGCTTGCTCTTCCCATTTGTATCTTGGGTTGGCACTTGAGCCTTTATCAACCCATATATAAGTCTTCTTACCGCCGTTTGCCGACGTATCGCACCACATATCGCCAACATGTGCAGCCTTTTGAGTGTTGTCAGTCCATGCTGACGATGGGTCATTAATCTGATACCACGTCTCAGCCTTCTTGTCAACCTGAGTCTGAATATCGTTCTTGAATGTGTTGTAAGGCCCATTAATAAATTCCGTAAGCCTTGAGCCGTAGTTGGTCGCAAGTTGCCAATCGTCTATTGAGAACGATTCGCCTTCACCCTTTGAGTTGTTGCACCTCAAAAGGTCGTTGTCGTAAGTCCTATCACCAGTAGTAGGATAAACTGCATTTGCCCATAGGTCGCCATATTCATAAGGAGGTGTAGGCTGCGCTACAAACACCCTGCGCTTGTTGTCGGCAAGGTCGTAGGCATCCTTGGCGTTTTCCAAGGCAGTGATAACGGCAGAATCTTGTATCTCTCCCCAAGAGTAGGTTCTGCTACCAGTCTGACCGCTACCCTCGAATCGGAAAGCATATCCAGTTGCCGTGTTGTAGAATATATCGCCAAGGTGAGCCTCCTTTTTTGCTTCTGTGTCCCACTCGGAATAAGGGGCTACGTTGAGAGGCGTTGTAGATGTCGGTGCTCCATGCTCGTCAACAGCTACAGGTGAATGATCATAGAACCAAGTGTCTATCTCTCCGTCTATCTGACTATGGATATTACTAACGTCACGCGTAACGGCATCAATAAAGTCGTTGAGGTCGCTTGTTCCGTATTCTGGGTCAGGGCTTGTAAATGTCACATTAGCCTTGATGTCGAGTTGCGGAGTGTTGTTCACGTTATGATACCAAAGGTATGTACTTCCATCGGGATTGCCAATGTAAGCCTGAGCACCGCCAGATGCAGAATCATATCCAAAACGGACGTAGTTCTTACCTACGAGCGAGAACGAACTGATTCCCTGATATATCTGATAGGCTGGCGCATCAGCGCCAGTGACATATTCGATAATCGCACCCTGACGTGACGTATCATTGACATTGCCGAGTTGAATGATGTCATCCTGTGCCACAGGGATGTCGCTGCCGGACTGAAAACTGGGGTATGCCGTTCCGCCGATAGTGTTCGTGCTTGGGTTACCCTGTGCATCATGGGCGTTGGAGACGTCTAACCAGTGGTCACCATTTACGTCAGGTATTGCGCTCTTCCCAATTATCAGTCGCCAATAGTGGCGCATGTTCAGTCCCTTCGCTTCTGGAGAGTCGCTGGCCGTCTCAACCGTCGTTATATGGCAGTATGCCTGGTCACCGACAACAAAATTGTTCCTCACCTCGTTCTCTCCATCCTTCGCGCGGAAGAAACAGCGGAACTTCACGACACTCGAAAGGTTAGACTGGATTTGTTCAAGAACATTCCCATTAGAGTCATACCAGACCACCTTCACGCACTTCATACCCGCTTCGGAGGCTATCCTGTTACCTGCCGAGTGGCGGTACTCCCTGATTTCCACGGTGTCGAAGTACGCCTTCATGCGGATATACAGTTTGTCGGCCTCTATATACGTCGTGCCGTCGGCTTCCTTACGGAACACGCCGCCCTCGCCGAGCAGTCCGCTGACGAAACGCTCGCCTACCTGCAAGCCCTTCATAAAGGTGATGAATCCTTCTGCTGAATCGTCGAAGACGCGGGAAAGATATTCACCCTGTCCTGCCCTTTCCGCTAAGTTCAATGCAGCCTCACGTCCTCCGCGAACCTCGCTCTGAATTTTCTCAAGGGTGGTCATCTCCTTCTCGTCCTTCAGCACAACGTCATACGTCGGGATGCCGTTGTTGCCGTTCTCCTTGATGGTGATATTGTCGATGAACGGGTAATAGTGAACGTCAAGGTCATCGTCATCGACCTGCATCTGCATGCCAGCGGCTATTGTGTCATGCACCGACGTTATCGTGCCTTGGCTTGCGGAAGCAAGGTCATCCTGCCGCTGCATCTCTATCTCGTCTATCTTGGGTAGATAGGTGTGTTTCTGATGGTCTATTCCCGCGAGGTGCTTCAGCGCCTCCTCAAGCAACTTTGCAGCGGCTATCTCCACGAACGACTGCGGAAGCGGTATGCCGAGAACGACGAAGTGGTCACCCTCTGCCTGTCCCTGATGGTTGCCGCGTCCACATATTTGGTACAGGTTTGTGTTGCCGTACCTGTACGGGAAATAGACACCTACGGAATCATCCTTCTGCCGTTCAAGCGTCAGCACCCAGTCACCGTTGTCGTTGACATCTGCGCTCTTGACATTGAACTCCCGTCCCACGCAGTAGCCGTCCTTCATGGAAATGCTGACACCTTCACCGTAGTTCCACTCAATGCCACCGTCGCTGCCATTGACGCTCATCGGCATCAATTCAAACGTCTTATCCTCTCCGCCAAGGTAGCCGTTGTCGTCAATCTGCTCCGCCCATGACACCTCGTCAAAGCCAGTGCCCTCGATGGTCGGGTATATCTCGTCCTCGTCCGTGTCAAAGTTGGCCGTACCCTCGCGCTCACCGATGGAATCCGCATTTAACGACTTAATCCACGGGTCTTGCTTGTCTTTGGAGAAATAGGCCGTATAACCGTGCCATGTCGCACGTCCAGTCGCTACGTTTATATTGGTTGCACCATTCTGACAAACCCAGTCGAAAAGGGAAGTGTCTGGAAAACCAGGAAGCATGAGCCTGTTGATGGAAAGCAGTGCGGGGTAGTTACTCTGTCCGCTTGCAGTGTTCTCAACATAGTCCGACGGCCACGTATTGACGTTCACGCCGCTGACGTACATTTTTGTCGTGTTGTTCACGACGCTGTTGAAGAAAGCCTGCGCGTTCGGGTCATGATAGTCTATCGTCAGGCGAAGGTACATGATGTCGCTGTACGTCAGGTTCCATCCCGTGCCGTCAGGTTGCAGGTTCTCAACCTCGTTCATAAAATCGAACCATCCGTTGATGCTTGTGCTTCCGTCCGATATGGTGATGTCCTTGCCCTCTGTGACTTTGCTCTGTATGAGCGACTTCGTTATCGGGGTGTATATGCTGTATATCGGCTGTCCGCTGATAATCTCATATATGAGTTTATGGCCAGTTACAAACGCCTTTTTGTGAAGGTTGGCGTAGTAGTTCGTCGGAATGTTCCTCTCGCTGCCGTAGGCATACAGTTTCGTCACTATCCGCTGGGAATCGTCACTTATGCGCTCTATCTCATACAAGCCGTTGCCCTTTCCGTACTCGAAGCCGTAGTCGGCGGTGATTGGCTTACCTCCGATGACAATATCCTTCCCGTTGAAGTAGAATGACAAGTCAAACTCGGTGTATGACATCTTCAGCGCGTCAAAGCATGATATGTCCGATACGCTGATGTTAATCTCCGTCTTACCGAAACTTGCGGGCGTTGGGTCGTAATAGTTCGTCCATGAGTAGTTGCCTCCGTTGCGCTGGCTGCTCCTGTCCTTGCTTGGAGTGTATATCCGCCACCCGTGGCCAGAGCCGTACATGCGCGTCAGGTTGGCCATTATCCTGTCGGCCAAGTCCTCGACACTGCCAGCGAAGAACGAGAACGTTCCGAGCGACGAATAGACGAGTTTGTTGGCGTTGTCGTAGATGTCATTGAGAACCACGTCCTTGAACCCGACGTTTTTCAGCCGTGCGGATATGGAGTACAGTTTGATGTTGTCGTAAGTGAAGCCATCGTCGTATGAACCGCTGCGTGCTTTCTTCACAACTGAAGGATCGTAGTTTATCTCGAACAACTCGCCCCTGTAGTGGAGGTGGTCGTTTATATGGAAGTCAACGGGTGTCGGCGACTTGACGGTAACGGTGACATAGCAGTCCTCCATCCACTCGCCATGATACTCCAGTTCGTGGACAGTGGCTATCGTCGTCGAAGAACCACCGACCGTCCTTAATATGTTCCACGTCTTTGCCATCTTTCTACCGTAATTATGTTAAGGCACCACCACTGTATGTCACTTCATATACGGGGTCTGTCACCCTGAACTTAACCTTGAACTGCGCTATCGCGTCAATGCTTACATCGTTGAAGAAAAACAGGTCGTTGCTTACTGACTGCACGTAAACCCCTCTCCTACCCGTCCGAGTATATTCGTCGTATATTTTCAGCATCACATTGTGTGTAGTACTCACCGTTACCCCACTGACTATATTCTTCTTCCCGCAGATAAAATCCTTGAATGCCTTGAGTTTTGATGCCATGTTTGACTCCGTACCGACATACAGGAACTTGGCCTCTACGTCATACGCCTTGAACTTCATCCCGTCGGTAGGGATATACACGTCCTCGCCGTCTTCGTCGTACCAGTCGCGCTTTGGTAAGTCCTTCGTCTCAGGCAGGTACTTGAACGGCATCTCCTGACACACCACACCAAACTTCGTGTAGGTATCAACGACATCACCGATATTGGCATACGTCGTACCGTTGAACGTCTGCTGCTGTATCAGGAATTTCTTGTACGAAGCCATAGTTTGTAAAGAATTTTCTGCAAAAATAATGTAAATATTTTTTGTTTCCAAATTTTTTACAATTTTTATTTGGTATTTGGCTGAAAATAAGTTATCTTTGCACCGTAATGAATGAAAAAGAACTTAACAACTCATTAAGGACAAAGGCCGTCAATTGTGGGCTTTGCAACGGATGGCAGGAGGAATGGAGACAGGACTGGGGTCTCGACAAGATGATTTCGCAGTTCTACCGTGGCATTGACTTCTTCATTGACAAGCGTTTTGTGTCAAACGAGTTCATCAAAAACAGTTTTGACAAGGATTTCCTTCGAAGGAACGGTGTACTTGTTGATGACGCTTATTCCTTGCTGAACACGCCCAACGCCATCTTTATAGGTGACAGCAAGGCGACAGTCCGTTTCAACGGATTTTCCACTGGCACTGTCAATGTACTCGACAACTCTGATGCCAGGATTGTGGCAAAGGGAAACTCTTTTGTCATGGTACATGCCTACGGAAGTTCGCAGGTGAGCATCGAGCAGAAGGACAAATCAAAAGTCGTGGTGGTCACACACTCAAAACAGTGCGTAGTCATTTCAGATGACAATATTACATTACGAGAAGGAAAATAATTTTTTTCATTTTTGTGTTCAAAAGCATTTGAAGTTGGTTTGTTTTAGGTTAGTAGTAATATTTATAGTTTTAGGTTTTTAGTTATTAGGTTAGTTTGAATGAACGCTTGTCTGTGAAGATAGGCGTTTGTTTTAGTTATATTTCGCCACTAATCTTACCCTTTGTGTTAAGAAACTACAAAATACCGCTTCCAAAAGCACAACGAACCCAACTATTCCCTATATTTGCCAAAAATTAAAAAAGATATGAGAAATATTCTAAGTATTTTTGCAATTACGCTCGTTACGAGTTTTGTATTCTCATCATGCTCGAAAGATGAAGAAAAAAGTGATGAAAACATAAAGAGCAGAATTTTAGGTGCTTGGAACGAAGTGGCATATAAAGATGCTAACGGGAGTTGGAAACAACACGGAGTAGTACCTATATATGTTTTTAACTCTGACAACACCTATTTTTATTTCATGGATCGCAATGATTACTCTAAAGACAAAAACGACCCTTTTAGAAAAGGTGCGTTTTCAATAGACGGAGATAATCTTTCCATGGATGGTGGAATCAAATACCCAGTGGTGTTTTCTGAAAATGGGAACACTTTCCAATGGGGAGGAGCGCATACGTTCGAGAAATATAAATAACATTAAACACAAAAAGAAATGAACAATATTATTTTTGACTTTGAAGGAACTAAAATAGAGTTAGAACCTTCTATGGGACTTGTTATAATGGTTGCTACCAAAAAGACAAAGTTTAGTTTTAACGGTGAAATATATGTAGTTGAAGACAGTACAGTAGTGGGTATTGAAGAAAGTGCAAAGAATCAAGCAAAGAGAAGAGAACTGCTAAAAGAAGACCAAAACCATAATGGAGATTTGCCGCAGGATGTGATTGAAATGATTGTAAAAATGAAAAAGGCGTAATAGAAAAAGAGGCATCTATTTGGAAGTGCCTCTTTTTTTCTATCTGCTATACAATTGAACTTCAAGTCGTCTTGACCCGTTCTGTGATGCACGCAGAATATCATAGATTTTATCAGCCGCATCAGCGTTTCTGAGAGTGTTCCTTGCAATTACTTGTAATTGTACAATTTGAGCGTTTGCTATTTCGTTATGTCGGGATAGAGCACTTAGGAACTGTGGATAATACTGGGCGACCATTTGCCTGTTTACAGACACATCAGCACGGATAGCGTTCACATAACTTGCCAACAAATCCGCGGTGTTTTCAGTTATCCCCTTAATGCTACTACCAACAGAAGAACTACTATCTTCTTTAGACAAATCCATCCCTGTAATTTGCTTTATCAAGTTATAGAATTGTTCGCTTGCACCAACAACTGATGACAACACTCCACCTTCACCAAAATATTTGCCAAGGATTCTAAGTGTTTCTTCTTCATCAAAGCGACCTGTCGTACTATTGTAAACACCTGTAGAAACAACGTTCCCATTTGAGTCGGTATAACCAAACAACTCGTCTCTTAAGTCGCCCATCATTGGCTCAATAATCTTAAGTTTCAGAATTTCACTCGCAACACTACGAATAATATCCTTCGCTGTGTCCTCAAACGCTTTGGCAGCATCCTCACCGTTCTCAAAGGCTGTCATCAAGGCATCACCGATCTGGTCTGCCCAACCCTTGAGGTCAAGGCCGTATAGTTCTTTGGCAACGTCCTCGACAAAATACTGTATCTGGTCTTCCAGTTCATACAGTTTCTGCTGATATTCTTCAATGGCACTCTCGTCACTGTCCTTTTTGTCACGCTCATTATCCAACTGACTCTGTACACGATCACGCTGCTCGAGAAGTGAAGCGTATTGTGCCGATATAGCAGATTTGTTTTGAACAGCAGTTGATACAGCATCCTGGGTTTCTGAGGACATATTATCTAATACGCGACCAGTGTGGGTAAAAACATATTCATAAAAACCTTCTCCGAACATTTCTGGGTCTATAAGTTTGTTTCTTAGTTCAGAAACTCCCAAGTATCGTTGTAGTGTTCTTTCATCAATCTCAGCCCTTGTTGCACCACCAAGAGTGCGAGATATCTGAGTGTCAAGCCGTGAATCAATATTAGACAGGACTTTCAACTCTTGCTCTGCAAGTTCTATCTGTCGCTCAAGATCTGCGTCATGTGCCTTGGCATATACCGTTACCCATTGAGTAAACGAACCAACAATGCCAGCAAAGGTACCCATATAATCTCCACTTTTAAAAGACTCAAAAGCATTTGTGGCTTTCTGGCTTGCTGAAGAGAAAGCATTGAAGAAAGTACGGCTTCCGTCATATTGAGAACCATGATCACCAAGTGCGGCATTCATTTCGTCTATTTCGTCTAATACTGCTTTTACGCCTTGAACGACATTATTAATCCCATGAACTATCGCACCAACTTGGTCAATTGTTTCACCCATCCCGTTGGCAAATTCAGATAGTCCCTGACCAGCAGATTCCATTTCTTTGCCCGTATTCATCTTCTTGATGCTGTTCATAAAGTCATCGAAACTGCCTCCATTCTTAAAAATACCGTCTATTTCCAACTGGGCTTCCTGCTGAAGAGCACCACCATTCTGAATCATTGACATGCCTCGTCTTTTCTTATTGTTGACAAGGCCGTCTATACCTCCCTGCATATACGCCATATTGTCGGATTTCTGATATTCCAGGTCCCTCATTCTGTTATTGACTTCATCAATCTTGTCAGCATACTCCTTTGCGGTTATCACCCCTGCTGCAAGTTGCCTTTTCAATGCATTGACATACTCTTCCTTAATGGTTCTTGCGGATTCCTTTGTCATTGTCACCACACCGTCCATTAGGAACTGGTACTCCTTCTTAGCCTGTACGGTCTTCATCTGCAAGTTCGCATCAGCAATGGTCTTCGCCTGGTTATACTGGCCGTTGGTAATCTTTCCCGATTTCTTTAGTTCATCAAGATCTGCAATCTGCTTGGCATACTCGTCTGTGACCTTTCTCAACTGTGATTGGAGGTCAACTGCAGAGCCGATAAGTTTGTTAAACACGTCAATATCACCTTTCAGCACGTCCCTCTGCAAGTCGCGCCACTTCTTGTATTCCTCTACAAGTCCTTTGATGCGTTCCTCGCTTGCAGCAGGAACAGCAGCCTTTATCTTTTTGTCTATATCATCGTCGGAGAGGTTGATGTCAAAGGCAATGCCACCGCCAGCCTCGTCGAAGTCTTTCTGAATCTTCTCCTTCAGCGCATCAGCAAGGTTACGGTTCTTACCATTAGCATAGTCCACACCGCTAATCTGAATAGCCAAATCCACGTTGCCCGTCGCCTCTCGCACGTTGTTGAACACCTCCCAAGCACGGGTAAGGCTATCCAACTCTATCTGCACCTTCGAGGCAAACTTTTCAACGTCTTTCTCAAAGTCCTTGCGGTTGAGTTGCGCAAGTTCTTTGTCACGCTCTTTTAAGGACTCCTTTTTAACTTTAGAGTCTTTTATGGCGTTTATCTTCGGAGTCATCCCCTGAAGGTTTCCACGAAGGTTATCAACATTCTTCGCAGTTATATTGACGGTATCAAGAAGGCTTCCAAACTCTTCCTGCACATGTTCCCATGCAGAAGAATCTCCGACCTTTTCTCGCCAATATTGGTAAGCATCAGCCGCTTCTTTCATTATGCGTATTTCCTCGCGGATTCCTTTTGCATAGTCGTTGGCATTCTTATTTGCAGCGGCATTTGCCTTATTGTCTTTCGGTGCTGCAATATTCAGACCCTTATATGCCTCGGTCATGGCATCAAGAGAATCGGCTAACTGGTTGTACTGTAAAGCAAGGCGTTCTGTTGCACTTGCCTCACTTCTTTCATTGTATTCAACCTCTGTCTTGTTTGGCTGCCAAGGCGCTTTAGGAATATTTGATTTGGAAGATGTTGGCCTAATGACTACAGACGATGACTCAGGAAGAATATAACGGCCATTTTTGAAAGTCTGCCCTGCAAGAGAAGTACCGATACGTTCCATTCCTTCTTTTGCTTCTTTGTACTTCTTATCAAGTTTCTCGACGGCATTAAGTGCATCGGTGGATTTATCGAGACCCAACTTAACTACCCAATCCCTTCCTACAAGGTCGTTGAGTGAACTTATCAACCCCGTAATGGCTTTGTTTGCCTCTCTCACATCGGCATCTATAGGAATGTTGAATGGTTTAAGAAGTCTTTCCTCAATCTCCTTGCGCTCTTTATCCGACAGGTTACTATATCCGTCAATACCCGTCATGAATATTTCGAGTGACTTTTGGACGGCCTGCTTCTGTGCGTTAGTCCACTGATCAACGGTCTTGCCAAATATTACCTCCAATCGCTTTACGGCAGATGAAGTGAATGCCTGTAAGTCCTTATCCATTTCTCCATAAGCATCGGAAGTCTTGCTGACCTCTGTATTGAATTTTGCCCAAGAGTCAAAAGCGTCATCACCTGCCTTGCGTATCTGTTGGTCGAAATACTCAAAATATTTGCTGTTTGAGCGAAGCAATTCAACCTGTGCCTGTATGTCGCTTTCAGCAAAACCGTCTTTGCCACCACTCTTCACATACAGGTCTGTACCCATCTTTATGATGTCGTTATAGCCAGAGTAAGCCTTTCGTGTTTCCTCGATTGCGTTAATTATGGCAGTACGGTTCTTTGAAAGGAAATCAACCTCCGCACGGTTCCTATCCTTCAACGCTTCAACATATTCTTCCGTGTTCTTTCTGAAACTATCATCCCAAGTACCTTCCGAATCGTTGTTTGCCTGTTCAAACACGTCAGAGATTTTACCCATTTCCTTATAACTCTCGTTAGTGTCTTGAATAGCCTTTGCAAGAATCTCATACTGCTCTGCAAGAGAATGAACGGACTTACCTGTCTTCTCGTCAATTCTAAATGCCTCGTTTATCTGATTGCCCGACTGAGAAGAATAGTCTTTCAAAATCTGCTGCATATCCTCGATGGATGATGTGATTTGCTTACTATCCAACCCAACACTTGACCCAACCTTATAACTTGCAGTCTGTCCCTGCAAGTTCTTCATGCCCTCATTTGCGGCTTCTTGCAGACTTTTGACACGTTCGGCACTTTCGTTTCGTTTCTGCTTAAAGTGCATATATGTTTCAATAGCGGCAGTGATAGCGAGCAAAGGCCATGCGGAAGCAAGGAATCCTTTGACCGCCATTCCTGCAACCCTGAATCCTGCGGCAATGCCATCCACCGCCAAACGGAATCCCGTTACATATTTAGTTGCAGAAAACCATGAAGAGCCTTTGAACAGTTTCATCAAAGCCAACTGGTGAACAGTAAGTCTTCCTGTTGAAACGGATAGCATTGAATAAGCGGCAGATACCTTTCCAGAAGAAGCAACCGCCTGCAACTGTGCCTTTGAAAGACCTAACATAGCGGCTGCGGCTTCTGCATCTGCAATAGCAACACGTCTAGAAGCGACGGCTTGAAGTAGTTGCTTGCGTGTCAGGTTTCCTGTTATTGCCTGTGCCTCCATCTGCTTTGCAGTGAACTGGCCAGTGATAAGGTTTGCCTGTGTCATCATCTTGTTTGATAACATCTGAGCCGCCCTATGAAGCCCAAGAGTACCGACAACCGACAAGATTGCCCCACCTGTCATTTCCCAATTCTTTGCAAGAACGGTCAACGTGGTTGCAACTCCCTTTAGCGTGTCACCAAGCCCACTCTCAGCCATTTCTCCGTACATAATATCAAAAGCGTCCCGCAAATTCTTGAATTTTGCATTTAACGCACCTGACATTATCTCCTGAGCGTTCTCGAACATGCCACCGTTTTCTGTGAGCGACTTTAATGCCTCCGCAACAGCATCGTAACCGATTTCCTTATTACGGGTCATTTTTCTTATTTCACTCGTTGTCTTGCCAAGTTGTTTTGCAAGAGTCTGCAAAAGCGGCACATTACCCATAGCAAACTGCCTTAACGTGTAACCAGACAATGCCCCCTCTGATTTAACATGACCTAATGCAAGGGACAGACGACTGACTTCCGTACCTGTAGCCGCCGAAATATCTGCAAGACGCTTAGTCCAGTCATAAAGTTCGTTATATTGAAAATTGTACGCCGTCAACTGCTTTGACATTGTGTCAAGTTGAACAACGCCAAAAGGTGATTTCAGTGCAAGATTCTTTATTTGACCAAACAGGGTATTGGCATGACTCAAGTCACCCAAGATTGCACCAATAGCCATACGTTGCTGTTCAAGTAAACCACCAGTTTCTATAATCTTGTTTATAAAACTCTGTGTTCCCCAAACAGACAAATATTGTTTTGCATAAGACTTCAAGTCACTCAGCACCTGACTCTGACCGCGCATCTCACCAGTGGAGTGACCGATGGCAGAAGCCAAACGATGCTCTTCGGAGGTCAGTTGGGAGGTCGCCTGTGCGCCTTTTCGCTTCTCGGCATTGAGAGCCTGCATAGCCACCGTAGCCTCACGGTTGGCGACATCAAGACCCATCTTCTTCGTTATCTCCGCAATACTGCTACCGTGGACGGAGGTTCCTGTTATGGCAAATTGAGCCAATTCATTTCTAATCTCGCGTATCTTGTTAATGGCTGCATCGAGTTGGGATGTGTCAAGACCCGAATAGTCAACCAACTTTCTTGCTTCAAGTCTGCCTACCTTGGTGTCAAGCGCATTTATGGCTCTTTCGTTGGCTTTTCTTATCGTTTCTGCGGCGCGAAGTTACGAAAAAA